CCAGATGCGGGATTAATCGAAGCTGCGGATCAACAGAAAGCACTTCAAGCTAAAGTAGATGAAATAACTAAGGGGAACCCAAAAATTGTGTACAGCACAGTGGATATGCGTGAGCGTAGAGGAGATACCCAGCCTGACCTGAAGAAGATGAAATTTCGTCAGACATAAATAACTGTAATACAACAGTTTAATTCGTAATTAGGCCCTGGGTTTTACCTGGGGTCTTTTTTTATCTTGATTACCATTACAATGGTCCTTAGTACAGTGAATGCAGCATCACGCTAATCACTAGCTAAAAAGGGCCAAACATGGATAAAGCATTGTTGAAGACACTTCTATCTTCAGAATTCTATCAAGCAAATAAAACAAAAATGAGGCAGTCACTTTTCACAGGTAATAATGCAGAGGTTTATAAAACCATTGCCCAGGCACAGGATAAGTATGATCAGGATGTTAACACCAATGACATCCTAGCAATCTGGGCTACCAACAACCCCGTTGCCACAGTCTCTGAAAAAGAAGACTTTGCCGATACTCTTGCCGAAGTGCGGGAGCAAACACCCCTGACGCAAGAGATAGCACGGGATGTTATTGGGGATCTTTGGCGCAAAGAGACAGGCCGGGATGTAACCAACTTAGGTATTCAAATGGCTGAAGGTCATTCGGATGCAATGGCTAAACTAAAGAGCCTTATTGAACGAACCTCCGAAGATTACCTTCCAGATGATTTTGGTGAGCCGACAACAGATGATCTGTATGAACTACTCGCTCAAACAAGTGATGAGTCACGTTGGAAATTTAACATCAATCAACTTTCTAGGAATGTATACGGTCTAGGCCCTAGTGAGTTTATGATTATATTCGCCCGACCTGAGACAGGTAAAAGCGCCCTAGCTGTTAGCCTATGTGCAGCCCCAGACGGTTTCTGCCAACAAGGTGCGAAGGTACTATATATTGGTAACGAGGAAGCAACCCGGCGCACCAAGCTACGGGCCATTCAATCATTCACAGGTATGTCCACAACAGACATTCAAGCTAACCCTGATTTAGCTTCAAGTCGCTACCTAGCCATTCGTGACCGTTTAATTATGAAAGACGCCCAGGAATGGGACATGAATATGCTGGATGGGTATGTCGCCCGTATCAAGCCTGACATCCTTGTGGTAGATCAACTTGATAAGGTTAACATCGCTGGTCAGTTTGGTGGCACACACGAAAAGCTTCGTGAAATATACCGACAAGCTAGGGAACTAGCTAAACGGCATGAATGCGGTATCATCGCTGTATCACAGGCAAGTGCGGAAGCAGAGGGCCGTGTACGCCTAGACTTCTCTATGATGGAAAACAGTCGTACTGGTAAGGCAGCGGAAGCAGATTTAATATGTGGTGTAGGTAAATCCTCTGGTGAGGATGATGATGGCCCTGATCCCACTAGGTTCCTACAAATATCCAAGAACAAATTATCAGGTTGGCATGGTCAAATTATCTGCAATCTACAGGCCGAAATAACACGGTATGTAGACTGATGGGTAAACGATCTAACTTTGAACGCAAGCCCCGTGACTACTATAGAACGCCTGTGGAAGCAGTCGAACCGTTAAGACCATTCATTCAGGACGTGGATAGTTTCTGTGAGCCGTGTGCTGGTGACGGTGCATTGATACGATGTCTTCTTACGATGGGCCTGACCTGTGTCAGTGCCTTCGACATAGAGCCTCAAAAGATTGGCATCGATATACTGGACGCCACCCAGCTTGATGAACATCATCTTAACAATGCAGATGTTATTGTAACGAACCCGCCCTGGGAGCGTTCAATCCTACACCCAATGATAGAAAGGTTCTCAGATCTGCGGCCTACCTGGCTGCTATTTGATGCGGATTGGATTCATACAAAGCAATCCATACCGTTCCTGCCTAGGTTGCGCAAAATAGTGAGCATTGGTCGGGTGAAGTGGTTTGATAAAACCACAGGAAAAGACAACGCCTGTTGGTATCTTTTTGATCGGTATGACGAAAGTTATAACACCAAATTCTACGGGAGAACATAATGCTATCATCGGATTGCACAATACAGGATGTTAAAAACGCTATCCACGACACAAGGAAGTTTATTCCCTACGACGATAGCTTCCATAAAACCTCTGTCAAAACTTTAAATAAATTAGAACTTCTACTGGAATTCATGGAGATTGGGGGGGAGGGCATAAAGTACCGTGGCGGCAGTGTTGAGATAGATACTAAATATCTCGCAACGCTATCGGGTAAGAAGTGGTGCGTCTTAGGTAAAAACTGGTGGTATCCATACGGTAACCCTACGGACCTTCTGCATAAGTTGCGGGGGTCGGCTGATGCTTAATGAACATGACCTCAAAGAATTCTACGAAATGCTTGAGAAGAATAAAGCTGCATACAAAAAAACACAGTCTCCCGAAATAAAAGATCTTTTGGATGAACAGCTAGATTTAATAAACGCTTTTATTCTCAATCAAAATAAGATCATCGCTAAGTTAGCGGGGTTCAAGATATGACTAAAACCCTCGTACTAGATCTGGAAACCACTGTGCAACGGTTTGATGGAAAGATCGACAACAGCCCATTCAATTGCGCAAATAAATGTGTATCGGCACACTTTGGCTGGTTAGGCTGGGATACGGTAGATGAAGTAACTAACCTTGTATTTTTTCATAACGAAAAGGATGTTCCTGATAGTCCTGAACCTTTGCGAAAAGCTTTGCAAGAAGCTGACGTGCTAGTGGCACACAATGCTAAATTCGATGTCCTATGGCTAAAGGCTATGGGCATGCCAATCCCACCTACCATCCGTTGCACTATGATCAACGAATATATCCTGGCTAAAGGCCAGAGAACTAAGCTGTCACTGAAAGAGACTGCCCAGCGCAGAGGTGGTTGGGGATGATTGAGCAAAAGAAAAGTGAACTAGTCGATGATCTGTTTAAGTCAGGTGTCGGGTTTGAGGCCATGCCTCTGGATGATGTTGTAATTCCCTATGCCGAGGCTGACGTTAAATCCTGTGCTGGGGTGTACCTATCTCAGATGGATGCTTTTGAGTCAGAAGAAAATCTGTCTTTAAAACCTATTGTTGTTCTGATGAATGAAATGCTTGAGGTCTTAGTCGAATTAGAAACCAATGGGGTAAAGATAGATTTAAAGGTTCTGTCTTATATCGGACAACAGTTTCAAAAAGAGCATGATGAACTAAGCAAGCGGCTGGAAGAGATCGTAGAAATTGTAATGGGGGATACCCCAATCAATTTAAATTCAGGAGCAGATGTATCTAAACTTATATATAGTAGAGAAGTAGTTAACAGGGACTACCATATACAGACCTTCCGCATCGGCACAAACGCTGAAGGTAAACCCCTTCCCCCACCTCGTATGAATAAAGCAGAGTTTAACACTGCGGTGCGTTCAAACACTAGAGTGGTACAGAAGACCTCTGTTGTTTGTTGTCCAGAGTGTGATGGTCGAGGGCTGATACAGAAGTATAAACAGAAAACTAGGACTAAGAATAAGATAACGTACAAGGTTACTGGTGACCCATATAAGAACTTGTCTAAGTGTCCCTCATGTGTAGGTGTGGGTGCTTTCTATAATCCTACTGGCAAGGTGGCGGGTCTAAAGATAAGTCCTCTTGGTCCTCAGTATGCTTCCGTGAATGGTTTTAAGACTGACAAAGGTACAATAAAGCTTTTGATCTCTCATGCTAAAAGTAAGAACAATGATCTAGCTGTGGAATTTCTTACGAAGATTAGTAGGCTTTCGGCAGTATCTACCTACTTAACAAGTTTCGTAAAAGGTATAGAAACCTGGACCCGCCCTAATGGCCTAATACACACAAACTTCAACCAGTGCATAACCGCAACCGGGCGTCTTAGTTCTTCCAATATTAACCTGCAAAATATGCCAAAACGGGGCTTCCCTGTTCGTAAAGCTATGGTGTCTAGGTTTGACTACAAAATTGTTGAATTCGATTACTCAGGATTAGAGTTTCGTGTTGCTGGAGAAGTGTCCAGAGATCCTCAGATTATTGAAGATATTCTGAACGGTAAGGACATCCATAAACAGACAGCTTCTATCATTCATAGAATACCTGCCGAAGAAGTGACCAAAGAAACTCGTGCCCAAATAAAGTTTCACACGTTTGCACCTCTATATGGTTCGCAAGGGTCAGGTCTAGCGGAACATGAGAAAAAATATTACGACGAATTCTTTGTGATCTACAAAGGTCTAAAATCTTACCAGCAACGTCTTATGGATGGGGTCGTTAAGAACGGCATAGTCCAAACACCTAGTGGTAGACAGTATTACTGGCCTAATGCCAGAAGGCTGAAGAATGGTCGTGTCACGAATGCTACTCAGGTAGTCAACTATCCTATTCAAGGATTTGCCACAGGGGACATAGTAC